TTAGAAAATCAAAAGAGAATCCAAACCAACAAATAATCCAATCCGCTATGCGGATTGATATTCTTTGTGGTCAATGACCGATAACCATTTGAAAGCGCACCCTACGGGTGCGGATTAAAAGGTTCGTTGGTTTAAATCGTGTTTTTATATTTTACAGTAAATTTGTAAAAAATGAAAACGCAACAACCATAAACCATAAACCATAAACCATAAACCAATGCACCTACGAAGTAGAAAAAACACGAAACTAATAGACTACATCCAAGGAACATAGTCAAATTTGTGGGTTGGGGATTTGAGGATTTCGAAATGTTGGATAATGCGTAGATGTCACTATTCGCTAACCCACAGTTATTATCGGAAATATAACTATACATTATTCACGTTTCGGTTTTAGATAATTCCTATAATAAAACAAAGAAAACATAAATATTAGACCCCATACATAAACACAAAACAGTATCATAATATTATAATTAACATATGTTTCAACAGGTGGTTTATATTTAACCAAAACATGATAATGTCCAAACGACAATTGTGCTATCTGTAAAGTGGTTATATATTTTTTTATAAAACGAATTTGATTGATTCTCAATAAACAACCCAAATAATAAGAATACATTATCGTATGGACGAAAGAATTTGCGATACTTGGTATCCAAATAGCATCAACTTTATACACGTAAGGTAAATGCCAACAAATGATCGCCCCTATATGATGATATTTTTGAAGGAATATAGGCGATTTACCGTTCAAATATAATAAGAATGTATCGAATAACTCGTAGTATTTTGAGATGTAAAACCAGTAAATAACATTATCAAAATGCGGATTTTGAAAATAATAATTAGATTGGAATACTATTCCGTCATTATAAATAATGCGCGATAATGATACAAAAGTCCAAGCACTAAATACAACCAATATTCCATTATGAATAACAGACAATGTATATAATAATGTAGGATTTATCCGTAATTTTTCGGGATATGTTAAATAACCTACAATTGCTAACACTGGTGTTATATGACACGATAATTGGGGTGATAATATATTCATACTATCATTAATATAACGAAATGTTTATATCGGTTTTATTTTGAATAATGAGAGGGTATACTGGTTTGCGATATATAAAATCAGCGGTTTACACCTTTGAAGAGTTAAATCTGCACGCCTGCGGATTAATTCTTTCAAAGTGATGCCCATTTAAATCTTCAATGGTCTAAATGTGCAAAGGTGTAAATGGAACAAAATCTTGTTTTTTAATATAATATAACATATATATATAGATGGTTCGCATCAAAATAAACAAAAGTGACAAAGTTCCAATTCGCTATGTACCTAGAAATTTAACAAGAAAAGACAAGACAAAACAAATGAAATATTTAAATAAATCAAGAAAAGATTATAAGAAAGGTAAATATTTCATACGACCAAAAATAAAGAGTTTCAAAAGTCGTCGTTCAAATCACATGGCGCGACTACAACAATTATATAAAGTTAAAAATGCGGCACCAAATAATGAATTAGCAGAAAAAAGCAAATGTAGTATAGATACATTGAAAAAAATAATAAATAAAGGTGAGGGTGCGTATTTAAGTTCGGGTTCTCGTCCAAACCAAACCCCTCACAGTTGGGGATATGCCCGTCTAGCTTCTGCACTTACTGGAGGTAATGCAGCAATAGTAGATTACCATTTATTAGAAAATGGATGTGACGTGAATAGTAAATCATTACAATTGGCGAAATCACTATGTAGAAAAAACAATAAATGCAACTTAACAAAAAAAAAATGATAATTACAGCATTGTCCAACGATTATATTTATTAGTTAAAATATATAAACAGTAAAATATTATAAACACATATACACGAATGAACGAATCAAAAAAACGTGTTCTTGAAATTAAAAGTGTTCAGGTCTCTCCCATTCGAAATACAATAACAGCACTGAAAGATGTTTTAACAGATGCTTCTATAACATTTACAAAACAAGGATTAAAAATTATTAATTTTGATAAGACGCATACTATATTAGTGAATGTAATATTATATGCTGATAGATTTGAACAATATAGATGTGACCCCGATAAAATCATAGTATGTGCGAACACTTTACATTTATTCAAATTGATTTCAACAATGTCTAACGACGATACATTAACTATCTATATCGACGAAGAAGACTATCATGATGGTGTAGTTTCACACCTGGGATTACAATACGATAATGGAGACATTAAACAACGATACACACAGAAATTACGATTGATTGAACCGGACCCAGAAGAACTCATAGTGCCAGACGTAACGTATCCGATTACTATAAATTTACCCACAACTGATTTTCAGAAAATAATTCGCGATATGAACGGTATATCAGATAGGATCGAGATAAAGTCATCAGGTAATGATTTAACGTTTGCGTGTAAAGGAACATTCGCAAGTTCAAATATATTCCGTTCAGAGTCTAGTGGAAACATGGAATTTTCTAAAAAACCAGATATGTCTGTAGTCGTCCAAGGAGAATTCTCACTAAAAAGTCTAAGTCACTTTATTAAATGTACACCATTATGTACAAACCTAGAATTATATCTTGGAAATGATCTACCATTGATCGCGAAATATGATGTCGCTAGTCTAGGTGAGATTAGAATGTGTCTAGCAGATCTTCCTAGATTATAGTAAATAAACTTGTATAATACAAAAACCAATAAAATTTTGTATTATAATTCTAATTCTTCTTAAAACTCGTGGCAGAAGAATGCTTCTTAAACAAGCAACCTTCTTTGGATAGATTTGTGATATCGATCATTGTATTAGGATCTTGGATAGAGCAACCACCCATCCATACTTTGATTACACAAAAATTGCGTTTTGGCGAGACAGTAATACCAGTAACATTTTTATTATGTGCTTTGTTTTTAAATAGAGTTTCGCCACATACGGCGTAGAATAACTCTTTCCAAACAGTATCAACAACCTTATTCAATACTTTAAATGAAAAACAACCACCATCACGATTCGCCGGATCCTCCCACATCGGCGTAACGCCTTTTCTCATTATAAATAACATACAATATTTGACTATCTTTTCAGGTAGAGATTCATTTATTATAATTACACGCTCAGCACTATTAATATCACTTGCGATTATTTCATAACTTTTAATATCCCACCGTTTATCCTGTGGTAAATGGAAATACAAATTCCATATACCAAGCAATGGATGGGAAGATATTTTCAACGAAGTTGCGACATTTGTTTCCATGTCTCTAATAGTATAAGTGTTTTTTATTTAAATTGATTTCACTAATCATTTTTATTATTTTATTTGATTTCTATAACTTCGTATTTGACTCCGGTTAATCTTATATATTGACTACTTCCAATAGTAATATTTTTAATGTCCGAGTCTAAAATGGATAAACTATAACTTTTATCAAACACATATGGTTCCTTTTGATAATTCAAACACTTCAATACAAAACAAGGTGAAAATAATTCGTTTCCAGTAATTAAATATCTCTTGTCTAAATTCAATGATATAGTGGTTTCCATAGTTGGGTGACTGTATTCAATAGATAAAAAATAATTTCGTGTAGGTTGTACATCACAAACCTCTTCGCATTTATTACCACTATCATACATCAAACGCGATATTATATAATCGTCAGTTAGATTCCTATAATGAAGTAATACCAGATACTCGAGTTCATTATGTTTAATAATAGGTTTAATAACTGAAAAAATATTTTTATATGTTGAAATCATCCCTGATAATGTGGTTGCTGTATTGGTATCATATAAAATGGAATCTACATTCATATACTGTTCTCTATAAGTACGGTCTTTATAACACACTTTAAAATATGAAAATGGCGGTTCAATATAATACGGTAATACTAAGTTTTTTAAATAATACGAGTTCTCGTGCATTGTATCAATGCATTTATGAAATAACTCATTATTGGTGTATAATTTATTATAATGCACGCCCATATGCGTTATGATAATATTAAACATTAAAATTAATTGAATTCCAATATTTATAACATATTGTGTTAAGTTTTCTAGAAAGTCATCAAAATTGTATACCATATACACGGTATAAAATGAAATCTTTAAGTTTATTTACAATTATTATTACTAATCTTCATCATCGTTACATAGTTCAGACACAATTGAATTACATTCAACTGGCCTTATTGTATTATTAAACCTTTGCTCATTCGAAACATCCACTCCGTTGGCAGTTTTTACGGAGTTACAGAGGGAGGAAGGTTCCACGCCACTTAAAGCGGATTCAACGCGTAATGGTGGAAATGTTATTGCGTTCGCGCCGATTACCGACATTTTAGAAAGAGTATTCGGTGGGTCAATTGATGATATCTTACTAATCAGTGTATCTATGCGTGCAACTGTCTGAATACAATTTGAATACGTTTCTCTTAAATTTAAAAGACCCTTCTTCGCGTCCAATAAATGTTCTTTGTATGAGTTAAAAAATATCGGGTCACGCTTATATTCTTCCAATGCTCGGGTCACTATACGGTTAATTTTTTTTATGGTTTCATCCCTACTATCTTGTCGTATCCATCGTCTTACACTTTCCGGTATGTAACTAGGTTGTTCTAAATTCAAGTAAATACCAGATGTGTATAATTTGGTATTTATTTGTACCTTGCTTATTACAATTAAATTAACAACTAATTCGTCGTCGGCATTCATATTTTTATATTATATTGGGTTCTTTTTATTATAGTTTTGTTATAGGTTTATAAACCTTTGCACATTTACACCATTGAATATTTAGAATGGCACAATCTATACACCTTTGCACATTTTCAATGCGCTTGGAACCGTTACTTGTCAAAGATGAAAGGTGTAAAATAGAAAACGAACTAAATCAATGTAATACAGTTGGTTTAGTAAAACTAGGTAATAATACAACGAATTTTATAATAATATATTTCACTATTATATAACATGAGACAGCAAACCGCGTGGATGAAACATTTACAACAGACCTATAAGAACGGTAAGAACAACAGCGCAGATTACAAATACTCACAGGCAATGAAGGATGCTAAACAAGGTTACAAAAAACTAAAGCAACAAGGTGGTAATGCGAATGTAGAAGGAGAAATAGTCGGAGGAGAAGGAGAAGAAGGAGAAGAAGGAGAAGAAGAAGTCGTCGAAGAAGACGGAGTCGAAGGTGGTAAACAGAACAATAGTGGTGGTTCAATATTTGATTTTTTCGGAGGAAGAAAGAAGAGACAACAAAAAAATAAAAGTAGACAACGAAACCGTAAATCTAACAAAAATAAAACATGCGGCGGAAGAAAGAACAGACAACAAAACAAGAATAAAAATTCTAGAAGAAATAGACAAACAAATAAAAGAAAGAATTAAACCGATGAAGATTTCAAATCGGTCATAATCCTTAAGAAAAAAATGGGACTTCGTCCCATTCAACAAGTTTACGAATTCTTCAAGGGTTTAAATCTTCAACGGTTTAAATATTTTGACATTATGATGTATTTACCATACGTAATAATGTAATACACCATTGAAGATTTCAAATGTGTAAAACGGTCTAAATATCAAGCGAAATCACATTTTTGTCTGATTTTCGTCTAGACGACTTCTTAGGAAGAATCGTATCGTTCATATCTTTTATACTTGAAATACTTACTACAGAATCATTATCTTTTGGGTCACTTCTAATATCAACAGTTTTAGTTTTTAATCCAGATAATATATCATTAATATTTGTATTACTTGGTCCCGACATTTCTTGTCTGGGTTGATTATTAATAGATGATCGCGAATCAACGCTTACACCCGTTTCTCTGAACATAGTAGAACCAATATTATCATTTGATGTGAAAGTCATACCTGGTCTTTGTGGGGGCGCTTGGTCGCGAGTTTTAACCGGAACTGGTGGTGGATGATTTGTTCCCGGTCTATTTTGCTGCAACAATTCGCTTGCAAATGACATACCCGGTGCTTTTTCTTTCATAGAACTAACGGTTGCGTCTGTAAACATTCGCATCAATTCTGGTGACTGTCTAATAACATCATTGAACCCGGGTGCAGCTGTGGACAATGCTTTATTACTAAAGTGAACGACACTCGCGCTAAAACCTAGACGGAGTAAAAGACTTAGTTCTGGACTCATTTTACCCCCTTTGTATTTCGTATGTAATTCCTCGAAAATTTCATTATAACTATCAATATCCTCTCCGATGGATTCCCCCCAACCATCAAGGGACACACCAAACGGATCAAACATAGAATTACCATATTCGATTGTATTTACCATTGTAATAAGCCAATTCTGCTGAATCTTTACAGAATCTCGCTTATGCTTATCGTCCAAAGCACCCTCATATTCGTCTTCGATTTCATCATAGTTTGACTCCATAGTAAGTTTGGACATATTTTTGATGATTCCCCTTTCGTGCCACTCATCTAAATGTTTCAACATCATTCGTTTTTTTCGTCGCTTTTCCCTATCGTTCATATTGTTTGACGATGATGAAGGTTTACTATCACCTCCCATACCATTTAATTTTGTAAATCCGTCCCAAGTCTTACTGCGTGTTCCCATAGATTCGGCAGTAGAAGAACCCAATTTGGAATCGTTAGCAGTTACGTGTTCTACATTTTTATCTTCATTCATACCAAACAAAGATTTGGCAAATCCACTAAAAGAATTATTGGTATCTACCTTTTTCACGTCAGAATTACCATTTGTATAATCTGTCTTAATATTAACAGACGAAAGGTCGTTCAATTCTTCTTCTAGTCTATCCAATTCGCCTAAATCAATCTTAGTTTTTGATGTATCATTTGTTTTTTTATCATTCATTAATAGTTCCATTCCTTCGCCGAGACTACTCGACGATCGCGAAGTTTCTGCGCCTCCAATTGAAATGTTTATATGTTCTAAATCGTTAAAATCTATTTCTTCCATTGTCTATTATTATTATATAAAATTTATGTTTAAGTTCTACGCAATATTAATAATATTATGTTGCTTTAAATACCATAAACCTTGTAAAAAAGCATCGGCTAGATCGTCTATTTTTTTATGTTCTAATACGTATGGTTTCCATGAACTGAATGATTGGTTCTCTAGAATACGCTTGGTATGAAAGACTGCGTCCATCTTATGTTGTTTATAATTCGAGTCTAGTGTATCGTGTTCTTTATCGAAACCCTTCAGTTTGTTGGAAGATGATAAAAACTCAATTTGTATTATATCGTGTCTCATAATAAAATACTGAGCTAACATTCCTTGTATTGATTTCATGCGATTCGCAATGGGTGATATCTGATTTTCTATGACAACACATTCAACCTGTGAAAAATCAACTTTATCGAATTCAGTTTTAATATTCTTACCAATTGTTATAAGATCTATATTAGATGCGTTACTTTTAGTCTTTATAATTGGTTTCAATGAATGTTCATCAAAGTATTCAAATAGTTGTTTAATAACACATTTTTTCGTGTTTCCTGGCGTAATATTAAATGATAACGCCATCTGTTTCAATTCGTCTGTTTTCATTTTGTTTAATGAACTACCTTTATGGATATTGGAAGGCATTAAACAATTACTCATCTTAGCGTGTGTTTCACAAAAACATAGTTTACCCTTGGTATACTTAGCTTTATTACCGCACTCTTTAATAGACGATTCGGTGTTTTTTTTTTTATTACCCTTTATTGTAATATTAATATTACATAACACTGTGTTTTTATTGGCGTTAGGCATTAAATTAATCACATTCCAATCCTTAATACCGATATTTTCGCCAGATATATCAAAATAACAATACGCCATATTTTTTATTCCTACGTCAAAACTAACTAATTTCATATCCTATACACATACTACCAGAAGTATGTATATATAATTTTATACAAAATAGAAATAGAAATAGAATAATATATAATATACAATATCATATGAATTGTGATGTGTATGATTCTAATGTTAAAAATACATTTCTGTTCTATATACAAGTTCATGAAAATATAGATAATATAATTACGAAATTAAAATCAGTAGATATAAATTTAACATTTATACCAACTTATGGGATAGATATAAAACGAATAATTGCATCAAATAATAAAGTTGTAATTACAAACGACAATAAGGCAACGATAAATGAATTATATGAAGGAAATAGTATATATATTGTTATTGAAGTAACCGAGAATAAATTATACGACAAATTTGTTGATTTTGATAACCTTAAATTGGGAATAGATATTTCTTATTATGATGTCGGAATAAATAAAATGATAAATATATTATTAGATTCAGCTCTTACATCTGAAAATAATGAACAACTCGAAGCAATAATACATAGTATAAAATCCGGAAATCGTAAGAGAATTGAACCCGATTCAAATGTAATTCTATTGTCCGACAGTTCCGATTCAGATGATATGGATTTATAGTTACTTCATTGTATTACGCATATTATGGTCTCTAATGATAGTTGCTTTTTGTGTCATATACTTACGATAATCGGAGTTTGTCTTTATAGACGAATTTAGTATTAATTTATTATTATCCAATGCTTCTGGTTGCCAAAATGCCTTTAATTCACCACCATTATTATTCTTGATTGATGGAATTATTGGTTCGTGTATTGGTTTTACTAATAATGAAAAAAAACTATACGGTTTAATATTTGAGTCGAAATTTGTGTAATTAGTGCTTGGTATGTAAGACATTATATATATAATTAAGATTTAATTTGCCGTTAAAATATCAATAATTGCATTTTTCGTCATAGCATCGTCAATTGTAATATGTTTCCCCATTGCGATCTGCTTAAGTTGGGATAGTTTAAGTTTTTTTAGAGCGCTTTTACTTAAATTACTTACACTTGCTTCGTCCGCCTCAATATCACTTACATCTAACACCTTATTAACACTCACGAATGCGTCCGATTTTAATTCAATTGGTTTTGTTTCATCTTCGTCTACAAAATCAGAAACTACTAAAGTATCGTCTATTGTAGGTGATAACTCTATAACCTGACCGTTCAATTCTACAACTCTTATGCTATCGTTGGGTATGGTTATCTTCCTGAACGGTATATTATTTACTTCTTCATTTTCACCATCATCACTTTCACCATCATCACTTTCATCATCATATTCATCATCACTTTCATCTTCATTTTCATCGTCATCTTCATTTTCATCGTCATCTTCATTTTCATCATCATCATCTTCGTTTTCATCATCATCTTCATGAGAACCATAACGATTATTATTCGTGTTATTATTAACGAGATCATCTAAAGTGTCATAAGCAACTTGTTCCATTTGTTGAGGCATAGAAATATTAGATTGGTGTTCTACATAGTTTGTTTGTTTAAATTCCAATACTTCTTTTGCTAAATTTTGAACAATGTCGAACATTGTATCGCATTTAGTTTCCATATTTTCCATCCGTTTTTTGAAATGATATACTAGAGTTATAATCAAAGCGAAAGTAATACCTAAACTTAAAAAGAAGAAAGTCTCGATGAATTTAAAAGATTGCATTTAAAATATTTGTATAATAAATTTAACCACTCCAAACGAAAAGATTCTAATAAAAGTATATGATTATTATATAATGGACACAATCACAACTTTAACAGAAGATGAAGTGAATAATCAGGATATGTCTCAATACAATAAACCAGATATACAATTACCCGTTTTTGAGTTTAAAAATATTATTATTATAATTTTAGTAATATTACTCACATTCTCGTTAATAGGTATAAATTTAATCCAATATATAAATGGTATTATAGATTATATAGGAAACTTACTTCGTCCATTAATAGGAAATATTTTATCTGCGTTTGCTTACATAACAGGTGTAACACTAAACACAACGACAGATGTGATAGGAGACACTGCTAAAACAGGAATAGATATAGCCGAAGATACACTTCAAAGCGTAGGTAATATACTAATAGATGCTAGTAAAAGAGAAATTTCTGACAGAATAGAATCATCAAAAAATGACGAAGCGAAAGATGAACCAGAACCAGATTCGAGTGAAACCAGTATACAAAATCCAATAACTGCGAAGAAAACCAAATGGTGTTTAATAGGAGACCAAAATCAAAGACGGTCTTGTGCATCTGTCCAAGATGCTGCTAAATGTATGTCGGGTGATATTTTTCCTACACACGCAAGCTGTGTAAACCCAAATCTTATTACAAATGTGCTACCGGACAAACAACGTGTTACTTTAGTAAATTGATAAATGGTTCAAATTAAAATGTTTGATAATTATAATCATAGTTATCAAATGTATGCAATACGACAAAATTCTATTATGTTAAAATTAAATAATTACTCATTCAAAAACTCAACTACTCGTACAGTTATAAGTAATACTGGGTATAATGATGTAAAAAAACCGAATGAGGACGATGATTGGATATTATGCGAACCGAATAATAATGTAATTCATAAAAATACTTTATGTAAAAAAATAAATACAAATGAATCTATCATAAAATTAAACTTTACACCACCAATTATACAAAATGCTTTATACAGAAACATAAATACTAAAGAAACTATTATACAACACAAATACAAACCGATAAACGATAAAACAAATGGGTTTACTGATCAGAGTAAATGGACTAGTCCGAATAAATGGTTTTACAATCTATTCGAAAATTGTTTGAACATTATAGAAGAATTGGGGTTATTTGAATTGTTGTATATATTCAATAAAAAACGGCGACCTAGTATTTGTGCTTAGGTCTGTGCAATACCCGTTATTGTAAAATCTGTATATGGGAGCGGTTGATAAGGGGTTCCACCTTTAACCAATTGAACGGAATCTATATTCGTTTTGAATCCAATATTATTTGAAGTTAGATTCATATAGACTGAGGATACATACGATTCGTCTATATAGTCGTTTAGGTCTTGTTTTTTAATATTAAATTTGAGTTGTATTTCATAATATGAAAGAGTTTCTATTCTTACTGTTATATCCAGTGGTAAGTTACCAATATATTGAATGGCGTTGAAATTACCAGAATTGTCCAAAACATAATTCATGGAAATATCATTAAATACGTTTGAAATCGCATATGTAGAAAGAATGACCCCTCTATGGTCTAGAATTTGAACATCTATAGTATCAATCGATATATAATTGGACGATGTATCTATATCGAGTACACCAGAAATATCACCGGCAACATATAGACCAATGGGTATTTCCATATTGAATTGATACTCTTTATTTACTTGTTCGCTATCAATATTATCAATATTATGAAATATACGCACCAATGTTGTCCAATCGCCAGAAAATGATTGAATATTGGTTCCCGTATTAAATGACCAAGCGTCCATAGCATCAATATCCGGGGTTCCAAATTGTTGCGCGTTTAATGCATATCCATACAAAGGCACTTCTGGACGATACTGTATTATAAATGGCGGACCGGGTATTCCTGCAGCGCTACTAGTCGTTGGTAAATAAAGGTCATCGGGACATCTGGATACACCGAATGTGGTTGATGACCCATCTGCGTTCTCAACAACTTTATTACTCATACGTCCCATGCTTTCGATTGTCTGTTTATATTTCTGTGCTATTGTTAATTTACCTTTCACATTGGACGTTTTATTATATTGAAGTATCTCGGCTTTTCTACGTTCGTATATTCGGTAAGATGTAATTGGATTACCAGAAGCATCTTTTTTTTGGTTCCCATCTGTATCTGTATATGGGTTCTCTACTTCTAGTCGTATAGGTGCCTTACGATTATTTAATATTTTGCGCCTTCTCGCTAATAATTCACATAATGTTTCGGACATAATAATATATACAAAACGTATATTATTATGATTTTTATCATACTTATTAATATGAAGGGTTCGTATACCAAGAACCAGAAAGATAGTCGGCACTACCAATTTCTTGATTTTCCTCTGGGTTACTTAAATCTGGACTGGACATAACAATATTACTTATTTGGAACACACTTAATGCACTATCGAAATATCTCAGGTTCGATATACCTCCATTATAACCGTGATAACCGATAAAAACGTCACCATAATTTTGTTCTGGTATTTCTGTAAATGGCACACGTGTAGTAATGGTTCCATTCACATAAACATCGATAATCTTGTTTTGTAGACGGATTGCTAAATGAAACCAACGTTTAATTGGTAAATCCATAATCGGGATAATGCTTTCGCTACTACCGATTGAATCTATTTTAATGTTCAACTGTAAACTACGGGAGTCTACAGAAACATCAGTTACATAAAGACCCGGACAATTTTTCAATGCGTAATTGGGGTTGGTATCGTCATTCCGGGCAGTGGTCTCCGTATGTGTCTGAGGTTCAGAACCCTTATTATATATATGATATACGTTGTTTGACACATCAGGAAGTCCATCAAGTTTCAACCAACACGACCAAGTGAATTCAATTCCTTTATCCTCGTTGTTTGACCTATATATAGGTTTACCGCCATCTAACTTTGGGTCCTGTCGAATTTGTTTTTTTACAGTTGTAGCATATTTACCCTTGAAAATATATGGTGATTTATCGGTAGTAGCAAACCAACTTATGAGATATATCCCTAAATTCATCAATAGAAAGAATGCTATGAGGACAACTATCAAAAAGACAAATTTTGCGACTAAACTATTGGTGTCTAGAAAAGCAGACCCGACGTCGGCGACACTACTTGACGAATAATCACTGACTATACCATTCAATCCTTCCTTCGCATTTGAAACACTATCGCCTATATTAGTCACCAGACTACTCGCCGTTTCGCGAACATTTGAAAATCTTTCGTTATTGGACAATTGTTCTCCGATGGGTTTATTGAAATCCATTCTATATATTTATATATGATAAATAAATAGATAAAACATACTTAGAATAGTGCAAATTTGGAACTCTCTACTCCATCTTTCAAAATCGAAAGATTTACATTCATTTTACCTGCGGTTTGCGTAAGTCCATTTACTCCATTACCCTTCATATATAAGTCCCACATACCCTTAGGATCCATTGGATACGTGCGACGTTTGTGTTCGGCTATCATTAATGTGTCTCTCATTACATTAGAATCTTTTCCGAATTCAATTCCGTTATTAGCGGTTCCATCAGTAAGACCCGGAGTGATATTAGTTTTTAACCCAATCGATTTCACCATTTTTCCATCAATATAACCATCAAACTTATTACCATCTACAACTAATCCAACATGAACCCATTTTTGTATTGGGAAATTATTAGTTAGTGTTATCTCAGAGTAGGTGGTCGCTGATGCAGTGGCAGAATTGACGTCCCCACTTGCATAATCAGCAACGCGAACTTTCAAAGTAGCATCTTGGCCCAAGTAAAGTCCGAGTTCATCTTTTCGCGCGAAAATTCTTGAATTTTCTTCTGACCACGCAGTCGGTGTTTTCCATTGCTGTACATAAATCCAAATACCATATGAAAAGTTAGATGCATTTGGTTTGGATACATTTTCTTTTTCAACATTCACCGCATCCTTTAAATACGCCTGGCTCAATAGTTTCTGCTCTCCATCAAAGTAACTTTGAAATAACATGTAAATAATCAATACAACTAGAACAGTTCCTAAAATTATTGTTGTGTTACTCATTCTATATTTTTACATTATATTATTAATTGGTGGATTTTGTCCGTTTAATACATTATAAATATTCACAATTTGATATTTAGTTAAGGGTTTTTTATAATACTTAATATTACAGATTGCGCCATCCAAATCATCATTACTTCCATACTTAAAAACATCAGTCTCCTTTATATCTAAACCATTAGTAACAGTATGAGTTTTAACTAAATCGCCATTTATAAATATATCCACAGTATTTCCATTATAATTGAATACAATATTATTCCACTTTTGTGATTCAATATTTACTTCAAACGAATTATTACCACCATTTAGTTTAAGATTCAATTTATTTTTACCATTTTCCACACCTGCGTAATTTATCGTTGGATGATCACCATAAGAAAAGACCTTCAAATCACACGATTCTGATATATTCGTATCTTGCTGATTCAAGTACACCCACATAGATAGGGTAAATGTATTTTTACCACTTTCAAATGCTTTTTTTTTGACGAGGTCTTTATCAAGGTCGGGGTTATGAGGGTTATGACCATAAACATCTTTAATAACTGTAAAATCAATTTGTCGTTCATCAACCAACCCTTTACGCGAGTCCAAAAAATTGGCTTCATTCATTATAGGAAAAGCAGAACCTTTAAGTGGTGATGATAACAGAGAGGGTAATACCATATACCCAGTTATCAATAATACTTGAATACCTAGTAATATATATGTAATATTAGAGGTTATGGCAAATTGACCTTTCATATACTCCATAAAATCATCTACTAAACAGGGGATATAGAGAATAAAATTCAAAATGAAACCAGTCCATCCATCAAGATTTGTAATGTGTCTCTTTATTGACCGATAAAATAATACAATAGGAATCAAAGTGAGTAAAACATAGAAAGAATTTTCAATATATTTGGTCTCATACAAACCGCTTTTTTTAAATACATAGTAGAATGTAATAAGAGAAGCAATGATACCAGACCCAATAAATACAATACGTTTATATTCACTTGCTACAAATTTAAAAATATAGAAACACGATAAGATTATAAATAAGGCGATTGAAGCATAATAGGAACCTTGATTTTTTAATGTTTGTGCGGATGACCCCTTGTTATATATTTTTGTATGTTTCACACCATCCGCATCCGTCCAGGTATATTCATCACCGCCCGGTATAAAATATATTATTAACGAGAAGAAAAAAATTATAAAAATTAAAACAATATATTTTAAAGGATTACTAACAAACGTTTTTTCTATATAATCCCCAAACAGTTTGACTTTACCCATAGTTTTATTCTTTGTATTAATCATTTGTATAATGTATATATATTAGAACTATAAAATTCCGAAGGTGTATACTGGTAAATCAATTAAAAATTAAAGGTTCTCCATAGCAGTTTTTTCTCCGTGACAATCTCTACACAACGCCACTAAATTATCTACGTGATTACTTCCACCGTGTTCCAAACGGACAGTATGGTCTACTTCAAACCAAGCGGGTAACTGTTTCTGACAGTTACCGCAATGCCAATTTTGTTTTGCTGCGACAAACTTCTTTTTCGTTTCACTCACCGAGCGTTTTGTAGATTGCTTACCAGAATTCATAATACGTTTTTCATTAGAACCACCTTGCATCATATTGATATTATTATTCATTGAATTATTATTACCACCACGACTAAAATCGTATTTACTAGTAAAATCTAAAATGGGTGAAATAAAACTGGATGTATCTTTATCAACTGGTAAGTATCTCAGATATTCATTCGATGCGATAATCATCGTTTTCGCGCGTTCAGGATTTCTACGAAATAACCAACATAACATATAACCGACGAAGGCAACACCGAACATCTGAAAGTATTTTTTCCATGATAATACAAGTTGAATGTATTTACCGTCAGTATACATATTTGCGATAATAAAACAAACTATTAAAAATATAACAATTTCAAAACGCATATTGGTTTATATATAGTTGATACATTTTATGAATCATGCGAGTAAATATAAATCAATAGTAAACATATTAACGATAGTGAAATATAAATATGGTGTTTTTTAATATTTAGTTTCTCCATCATTATAATGGGCGCTGCCTTATAGTGTTTATTATAGCGGTCAATAGATTCGAGTAGTGTTATTTCTTCTTTACCGATTGAAACATTAATTTTATTATGTATGAAATGAATCCATCTAACGAGGGATTCGTGACTATCTAAATATGGTGTTACTGGATACTTATTAATCAATTCACTAAATCTATTACTCATTGTGCCAATCGGTAAAAAAATAGGCATATTTTGAATTAAATCATAATATTTTCGCTTGGTTGCTTTGTCTGGTGATTCGGGATATATTTGTGCTATGGTATGAAGGAAGAACCAATAATGAGGCCCCCAAACTGCCGGGTCAAATTTCATATGAAAAGTATATAGAACTATCTTATAATATTAATAGAGGTATATCGCATTATGAATAAAAAAAACAGTGGTAATTATTGCAATAATTGTGGGAAAACCGGACATATATTTCATAATTGTAAAATACCAATTACCAGTTTAGGTGTGATAGCATTTCGTAGTAATAAAGGTATAATTGAATATTTGATGATACGTCGTAAGGAAACACTTGGGTATATAGATTTTATGCGAGGTAAGTATCAACTGAACGACCGAGACTATATCTTAAACATGCTTAAACAGATGACGAATGACGAGAAGAAGAGTATTATTGAAAATGGGTTTGACGAGCTTTGGAAGAGGATATGGGGCGATGAAGGTTATAATAATAAGTATAAGATGGAAGAAACCACATCCAAGGGTAAGTTTAATATATTAAAACACGGTGGTCTAGGATTAGATTATTCATTGAGAGATTTGATTGAAGAAACAGAAGATAAGTGGTTAGAACCAGAATGGGGGTTCCCAAAAGGACGAAGGAATTATCAAGAGAAGGATTACGAATGTGCTGTTCGTGAATTCTGTGAAGAGACAGGATACGAAACAAATACGATTGAACCTATGATAAATATAATGCCGTATGAGGAGATATTTACCGGGTCTAATTATAAGTCTTATAAACATAAGTATTTTTTGATGTATATGAAACCATCTGAAACAAAAGATACTGGTAGTTACCAGAAATCAGAAGTGAGTAAAATGGAATGGGGAACATTGGATAACTGCTTATCCAAGATAAGAGATTATAATTTAGAAAAAAAAGACATCATAAACAAGGTTGATATTTGTTTGAAAAAATTAATACTTTATAGGTTATAATTTTGTATATTATATCATATTATATTATAATATACAATAAATTTGATGATGTCATCAAAAACTAGAAAAAAATGTGATTATGGTAAACAACCAGAATGCGTTGAATGTCCTTGTGGTAGTACATACCAATTAAAAGGAAGGGGTGAAATCAATCATTTCAATACTCAAAAGCATATAGAATACGAAGTGCTACATGGAAAAGTTGAACCAAAAATGAACGAAAATGATAATATTAAAAGAAAAACAATAAAGAAACAAAATACCATTTTCAAACCTGTCATTATACCGGAACAAACACTGGTTCAAGACAAAGTTCAGAAACTATTGGAAACCTCCTCCAAAAGTGTACCAGATAAAAACCCACAGGTTGCTCTACCGAAAGTAATAAAAAAGAAAAAGGTATACATTGAACCTACTGCTATTTGCCCATTATCTAACAATAATAAAATCTTTATAAAACACAATGATTTCTATCAAAAAAGTGGTGATAAATTTTCATTATCCACCCCGAGTAAAGAAAGGGGTGTTAAGGTGGATGCTGAACACTTGTATAGATACGACGACCATTATTTTATAAAAGCATTTTGGATCCTACAAAAGGATAATAAATACAATAATGAATTCTTTACAAAAGGAACTATAGACAAATTTAATAAATTTCAAAAAGAAGAACGCCCTGCAATAGAATTTTTAAAGGATAGACTTGATGGGATAAAAAACAAAAAGTATATAACCGAAAACGGAACAAAGAAAGATATTACAGATGAGTTCATTGGAAATTTAAACTTTACTTATAAAGACTGGGAACCATTATTAATGGAATGTAAAGGTGTAAGCATACCGGAAAATAATATGAAAATGAAACGCCTTAAAAAATATGAAGATGAAGAAGACGAAGAAGATGAAGAAGATGAAGAATATGATGAAGATGAAGAAGACGGGGTCCATCCAGGAAAAAAAGCTTTGATGCGACGCGTAAAAACAACAGCAGAAAGAGACAGAACAAAAGAGGATACATCATCCAGTAGCGAATCCGATGATGAAATTATAAATAAAGACCAACCTGACGTGGATATTAAAGATATAGGAAACTTTTTGTATCCAGAATTAGATGACCCGGAATTCAACACAAAGTTACTAGAACATATAGAGTTTAATACCGAAACAACAAATACGGAAGATAGTAAAAAGTCACTAGATGAAATACAGGAAGATATGAAGTCATCGGATTTTATACTAAGTCCGCACCAAATATTCGTTAAAAACTTCCTCTCGCAATATACTCCTTATAATGGATTATTTTTATTTCACGGTCTAGGAACAGGTAAGACTTGTTCAGCAATAGGAATATCAGAGGAAATGCGAAATTATATTAAACAAACAGGAAATACCAAAAGGAAAAAAATTATAATAATCGCATCACCAAACGTTCAAGATAATTTCAAAAAACAACTATTCGATGAATCCAAATTAACTAAGTCCAACAGTGGTGATTGGAACATGAATGGTTGTTTGGGAAATTCGATGTTGAATGAGATAAATCCAACCGAAATAAAGAATATGAAACGAGAAGATGTAATTATAAACATAAATACAATTATATCATCCTATTATGCGTTTTATGGGTATACAAAATTCGGAAATTTGGTGAAAGAAATCACTGAATATAAACGTACTGGTACTGGTGATAAATTAGAATTATTGAAGCAACAATTCAAAATTAGAAGAATTAAAGAGGAATTCAGTGATCGCCTTATAATTATTGACGAGGCGCATAATATAAGAGACATTACAGACTCAGACGACACAGGAGATCGTGATATATATAATAAACTAAAAGACATCGCACGATATTCAGAGAACATGAAATTATTATTACTATCCGGGACACCAATGTATAATAGTAACAAGGAGATAATTTGGATAGCCAATATTTTAAATTTAAACGACGGTAGGGGGGTAATAAAAACTAGCGACGTGTTTGACTCTAATGGTAAATTAAAGGATAAACCACTACTTATTAAAAAACTGAGAGGATACATATCATATGTGAAAGGAGAGAACCCATATACATTTCCTTTGCGATTAAAATGTAAAGATAACGAAACGTTTATAGAACCCACAAAGCAAATGAATGGAATGGAAATGCCCATCAAGTCGTATGAATTGGTGGAAAAAATGTCAATGTACTTCACGAAATTAAGCGACAACTCTGTCCAAAAGAAAGCCTATGATAAATTAATGGAAATTGTCCGTCCGGAATTATCAGGACAAACCTCGTTTGGTTATACTGCATTACAACGACCCATTGAAGCATTGAATATAGTATATGGTAAACCAGAACGCATAGATGATATTGTTATAGGAATGGCAAATGACGAACAGAAAGTAATTATACACTCAATGTTAGGTGAAAAAGGATTGTCGAATGTCATGAAGTACGAGGAAAAAACAATAGATAATGAAAAAACAAAGGCGAACTATAAATATATAGATAATTCAAACAGAATATTCGATGCAGAGAACCTAAAGAATCATAGTGCAAAAATAAGTAATATATGCGAAACAATCCTAAAATCTGAAGGTATAATTATGATATACTCACAATATATAGATGGAGGAGTTATTCCGGTTGCTTTGGCTTTGGAATCGTTAGGTTTCAAACGCCGTGTTGGAAAGACAGTACAAAATCTTTTTCATAAAGACGAAATAAAACAAAAATTAATAATGACAGATGAAAGTGGGAAATCATATACCCCACATTATATAATGCTTACAGGAGACGAACGGTATTCTCCTGATAATGTTACGGATTTGAAAAATTTGAATAGTAAAGATAATAAAAACGGCGGAGAAATTAAAGTTGTGATAATTTCACGTGCAGCAGGTGAAGGTGTAGATTTCCGTAACTTAAGACAAGTGCATATATTAGAACCCTGGTTTAATTTAAGTCGCACAGAACAGATTATTGGACGTGCAATTCGTAATAAAAGTCACTATGATTTACCATTTAATAAACGAAATGTGGAAATATTTTTACACGCAACGATAACGGATAATGATACAGAAAGCGCAGACTTATATTTATACCGACACGCATCAAACAAAGCAAAATCTATAGGTGAAATAACAAAAATAATAAAGAGCGAAGCGATCGATTGTGCTCTTGATTTCGGAAATTATAGTGATTTAAACGCCAGATTGAGAATAGACGATAATGCTACAATACAAATGATACGTTCATCTGACCCAGAAGGAGACCCATTTATAATTAACACAATTGATATTAAAAATAATACATATTTTGATTTTACATCAATATGCGACTACGGTAACTGTGAAGAACTAACTTGCAGTGGAAAAAAACCTTCAAAAGATAAAGCACATTCGGTTACATATAATACAGAACACGCAAAAAGTAACATACAAAATATACTCAGAAATATTAAGCACGAATTTGAAACGGCACCAATGGGACTTTTCTATTTTAAAAACGATGATTTGTATAATATAATAAATGTTCGTGGGATATACACACGCGAACAATTTGATATGGCTATGCTAAGTCTAATAGAAGATAAGACTGAAATATTAATGGATAGATATAAACGTAAGGGTAGAGTAATAAGTAAAGGTAACTTTTATTATTTTCAACCATTTGGTATAACCGATATAAACGCTTCTATATTCGAACGTTCAGTGAAGGTATTAGACATACCATCGAAAATATCAATTCCAATTACTCGTAGTCAAGATGATGTTATCATCAATAATGGTGATACGATTTATAATAATATGAGAACCATATACGAAGATGTATTTGAAAACTCTCCGAAACCAATAAATACAGATAAACGCGATTGGTTCGACGCCTTAAAATATATAAAAGAACATTTATTAAATGATGTTAAAATAGACGAAAACTCATTACGAAAATATACGGTTTATCATATGTTAGATACGTTGAGTTATACTGATATTATAAAACTATTGAATTCTGATTTATATACACAAATAACAACAATAGATGATAACTTTATTAAATATATAAAACAATATTTCGATCTCAGGACAATAAATGGCGATAATAGAGAATATATATATTTCTTAAAACCAGTTGCTACTGATGATACAGATACAATACACAAACCTATATTTTTAATGGAAAATGAAGGTAAATGGAGTAATGATGAAATGGATATTGAAATAGCAAAGGAATTAAATCAGGAACTGGCCCACGAAATATCATCGGTGTTCAAAGAACGTCCCATTGATAATATATTTGGTTTAATTAATTCGAAATTTAAACGCGGTCATGAGATACGAGAATTTAAAGTTCGTGAAAAGGATGTATCAAAGAATAAGGTTGGTTCCATTATACGTGGAACGTTCAGTAAAAACGAACAACTCATAAACGAAATCACCAAAGAATTAAAAATAACATACAGGAGTATAGCAACAAAGAATAATAAAGAACTCAAGATACTTAATGTTGGTAAAAAGAATGACGATGGTAATAATATATTTACATTCTTGGGTAATAATGATCAAGCATCTATTACAGGTGCTTTACCTACACTCATAGAAATATTAGTAAGACATAAAAACGATACGCATAAAGATACCATATCATTTTTAAACATCGAAAGTTTTGACCTTTTTAGAAAATATAAAGAAATGTCGGCCGTTAAAAATTGGTAAAATTGAAGATTTTTAATTTAACATATCTATATAAAATATACATCTTAGATAAATACAATGACTGATAAACAAGAACAAAAAATTTATGGAGTTTATAACCAGGGTTTATTAACGAAAAAGATACATCTGAACATAACAGAGATTGGTAAGAACATTAAAAAAATTTTAGAAGAAAAGATTTCTGATATATATCAAGGTAAATGCATAGACGAAGGATTTATCAAACCCGGGTCTATATCACTGATGACGTATTCATCTGGTGTTGTAAATGCGGATTGTGTAGAATTTCAGGTTATATTTGATTGTATGATATGTAACCCAGTAGAAGGTATGTTAGTTGAATGTAATACTAAAACAATAACTAAAGCGGGTATACATGCAGTCCATACAGATAAAGATGGCGTATCACCACTTACCGTATTTATAGCACGAGACCATCATAATACAAATACTTATTTCAATAGTATAAAAGAAGATACTAAAATAATTGCGAAAATAATTGGTGTGAGATACGAACTAGACGATGAATATATATGCGCCATCGCGTCTTTACCTTCAAAGACCATTCAACGGGATGAAAAGAAGATTAAGATTAAGATTACAAAATAGATAATTAGAATAAAAATATATATAAAACATTTTTTATACATATAATCAATGACTAGTGTAACGGAATTAAAACAATTGAAGGAACAAATTGAGAAAATGAATAAAATCAATCAAACCGATATCTTGAAAATACTAAGAGACAGTAATAATGTGATTTTAAATGAAAATAAAAGCGGTGTATATGTTAACCTCACTTATTGTCCACAGAACACAATTGATGAAATTATTAAATACTTAGATTACGCAAATGAACAAGAGAAAGTTTTGAAAACAACTGAACAAGAGAAAGATAATGTCAAGTCTGAATTTTTTACACCTTTGCGCATTGAAAATGCGCATGGAACCGTTACTTTTCAAAGAGAAAATGTGTAATAATTTATCAACAATATAAAATGATACTATCAATACATACATTATATTGATAGTATGAATATAAGTCTAATAGTAGGAGTCAATAAATATAATGGTATTGGATATAAAGGTTCCATGCCTTGGTATTTTCCCGAAGATCTAAAATATTTTCAACAAATAACAAAAACTACTATGGATAATCGTAAAAAAAATGCGGTTATAATGGGAAGGATTACGATGAATAGTATTCCTAGTTTCCCGCTTAGAGATAGGATAAATGTATGTATTTCCACTACAGTTACATCGCGTACAGATAAATCTATATTATTCTATAAGTCATTTGATGACGCTATAACGGACTTAATGTCTCGTAATAATGAAATAGAAAACATCTTTGTAATAGGTGGTTCAATGTTATATAAAGCATGCTTGGAACATAAAGATTTCAAATATCTTTATTTGAATGAACTGAATGATGTTTCCGAATGTGATACATTTTTTCCAGCGATTAATAAAGATGACTATAAACTTATCAATCGTAAACAACTTAGTCCTAACGTCGTAACAAATATATATGAAAAAAAATAAAATACTTAAAGCGTTCTAGTTATTATAACAAGACAATGAACATCATACATAACGTATTCGTTGGGGATTCCATTACTACAGACCGTTTATATGAATTAAAAAATATTATGTATACCGTAGATAAATATAATACGTATAGGTCGGGATATAATTTAAATACAGACGATTCTATAGTTAATGAAAAAGTAGAATTAACAGATATAGCAGACGAGTCTATTGTCCCTGATAGTAGAGACCATTTATTTTGGTGTTGTTATATTGGTCATTATGGAATTGAAAAATATAATGAACTAAAGCATAGATCAGGAAATGCTGGAATGGAAGAAAAACAAAGAATATCAGAACATTTCAAAAAAACACCCAATATGTTAAAAAATATCAATCAGAAAATGACGAAAGACCGTAGTCAAGAAATTATATCCGAAATTATGGTCAATGACAAGGTCAGTTTAAACGCATTACCTGCTTTCGCTCTATATTATAAGATGCGGATTTTGATCATAAAAGAAGATAGATTGTATCTCGATATATCAAGTAGTGACGAAGACTATGAAAAAACTATTTTAATCAGAAAGATAAATGATAAAACATATGGAGTTGATTTGAATGTGAATGATATGAAAATTATGCAAATAGAAAGAGATTGTATACTATTATTCAGTCACGAAAAACCGTTAAAACCGATTTCAAATTTTAAAACTGACGAATTAAAGACATTAGCGAATAAAGTGAATATAGAGATAGAACCGAAAACGTCAAAGACAGAATTATACGGACTTATCTCTATAAAATGTATTTGGTAAAATTGAATAATAAATATAGATAATATATATAATATATATTACTTATAATGGATAATTCAAAAACATCATCACCAAGAGAGCAGATGGACATAATAATCAAAACCTATTTAGCGAGTAACCCGATTGCACGAATGGACGGTAAGGAGAATGAACTAGAAGTCAGATTTGGAACGAATAACCGTAAGCATAAACCATTTACAAAAATAGATTATGATAATGTTGTTAAGAAGTTGTATGCACAGGGTTTTACATGTAGTGATGTTAATGGATTACATAGCTTACGTATATTCCACGAATATACTGATAAAAATAGTGGTATGAAACGGATGTCCAATATCCGTACCGAGATAAACGGAATCGACTTGATACAAGAATATTGTAAGACGAATAGTATACAGAATCTACTAGACTTACCTTCTACAACATATGATAAAATTATTTTTAACCAGAAATCCGGAGTGCAGTTGGATGACGGGACATATTTGAAATATGCGGAGTTTGAAGATTTTAATATGCGTGTTGCTTATCAATTAGAACAGGTATATACTGCTCGCGCTCCGTTAGTGCGCAGTATAGTTAATCAGTGGAACGATACTAAAAAAACATTTCGTTATATGAATAGGATTCGAATGTCCCATGAAGATTTACCAGTATTCGCTGATATTAGTATAGTTCAAAAATCATCGTCTGTAAATGGTATACCCATCAAAAATTACACGGTTCAGGACGCGAATTTATTCGATAATCCAGAAGCATATGAAATAGAAATGGAATTGGATAATAGTCGTGTAGGGATTGGAACAGAATATAACGATGTTAAAAGTATTTCCAATGCTATTCGTAAATTTACACGAATTATAATGAGTGGATTACAGGGTACCAATTATCCTATATCATATCCAGAGCAATTTAACGTTCAGCAAGAATATATGAAATTGTTACACGGTGACGATTATCAACCTAGGAAGTTACGACCTCGTGATTTTACAGGTCCATCATCCTATACACTACAAATCCCAAATATAATGGAACCAAGTGAAGATGTAAATACACCCAATATAAGAAACGAATTTACTGTAACGGATAAAGCAGACGGTGATAGATGTCTGATGTTTATTAATGGTGAAGGAAAAATATATTTGATAAATACCAATCTGTCCATAATATTTACAGGTTCAACCACGAAAGTTAAAGAATTATTTAATAGTTTAATTGATGGAGAGCATATAACACGAGATAAGCACGATACTACTATAAATCTCTATGCTGGTTTCGATATTTACTATATCAATAAAAAGAGCACCCGGGCTTTGGAATTTTACCCAGTTCCTGCATCAATAGATGAAGACGAAAGTAATAAGAAACCCAAGGTATACAGGATTCAATTACTGAATAAGTTACTAACAGAATTAAACCCAATTTCGGTTATAAAAAATAGTGTTTGCGATATATCAATAGTGTGTAAAAAATTCTACGCTACATCAAATACAGCGACCATTTTCAATTGTTGTTCGAAAATATTAGGTGATGTAGGCGATGGACTATATAAGTATAATACAGATGGGCTTATATTCACACCAGCCAGATTCGCTGTCGGAGGTTCTGAAGTAGGAAATCCAGGACCCATTGTAAAATCTACTTGGTCGCATTCATTTAAATGGAAACCTGCTCAATATAATACAATTGATTTCCTGGTAACTATCAAAAAGGATAAAACAGGTAAGGATGATGTGCATAATATATTTCACGAAGGAGTAAGTGCAGAAACGAATGGTGTATTGACACAATATAAAACACTTGTATTACGATGTGGTTATGATGAGAAAATACACGGTTTTATAAATCCTTGTGAGGATATGATACAAAATAGAATACCAAATGCGAATGATGTGGATAAAGACGATGGATATAAGGCTGTTCCGTTTCAACCAACAAATCCTTATGACACAAACGCGTGTTTTAGTAATATCATTTTGAAAAGCGATGGTTCTAGTGGTTTACTGATGTTCACAGAGGAAGGAGAGTATTTTGAAGAAGATATGATTGTAGAATTTAGTTATGATATTACAAAGAGTGACGGATGGAAATGGACACCACTAAGGGTAAGATATGATAAAACTGCGGAATTGAGAAGCGGTCAACCGAATTATGGAAACGCATACCATGTAGCAAATAGTAACTGGCAATCTATACATCAACCAATCAGTCCAGAAATGATTTCTTCGGGTGTTAATATACCGGAATATATAGAAGAATTTGGAGAAGAAGAAAATGGCGAAGCGAGTGAGGGGGTTTATTATAATCGCCGTAATATTAATGATAAGAGGACAAAATCAATGAGAGATTTTCATAACTTGTATGTAAAAAATAAGTTGATAAGGGCTGTATCAAACCGTAACGATACACTAATTGATTATGCTGTTGGTAAGGGTGGTGATTTACCTAAGTGGATTTACGCGAAATTAGGGTTTGTGTTTGGAATAGATATATCAAAGGATAATATTCAGAATAGAATGGACGGCGCCTGTGCGAGATATTTGAAATATCGTAAGACACATAAAGTAATGCCAGACGCCCTATTTGTAAATGGAAATAGTGGACAATTAATTCGTTCTGGTGACGCACTAATGTCTGATAAAGATAAAGAAATTACAAAAGCTATATTCGGAAAGGGTCCCAAGGACGCAACCCTATTGGGAGCCGGTGTATATAAACACTATGGTGTTGTTAGTGATGGGTTTCATATAAGTTCGTGTCAATTCGCATTACACTATTTCTTTGAAAACCGAGCAACTATTCATAGATTCGTTCGTAATCTAGCCGAATGCACTCGTATTAATGGATATTTTATAGGCACTTGTTATGATGGTGAAACGGTTTTTGATAAATTGAAAGGTAAGAATGAAGGTGACGCTATTACAATTATGAATGGTACAGAAAAAAGATTCGAACTCACAAAGATGTATAATCAAACGGGATTTCAAGACGATGATACCAGTTTGGGTTACAAAATAAATGTATACCAAGATACTATCGGTAAGACATTTCGTGAATATTTGGTAAACTTCAATTATTTCAGGCGAATTATGGAAGATTATGGATTTGTATTATTATCCAAGGAAGAAGCAAACCAGAAAGGATTACCCGATAGTTCGGGTTTATTCAGCGAATTGTTTAATGCGATGAACCAAGAAACGGGAAATTCTTCTTATAAACGGTCAAATTATAGGAGCGCACATTTGATGACCGAAGATGAAAAACAAATATCATTCATGAATCGTTATTTTGTATTCAGTAAGGTGAGGAGTGTTGATGTTTCCAATATATATAAAAATGTAACCCATAAAACTGCAGAGGAAATCGACACAAAAAGTAAACCAGGAAGTATTATTATAAAAATTAAACGCCCAACAAAAGTTAAAATAACAGAGTAATGTAACGATTCTATCTGTATATAAAAAAATGAATATAAAACATTCATCGCATTATAAATAACGTCCTATTTTAAAAAATGTTATATACACAGTTACCTAATACGCATATAATACTATATAGATATATTACTTGTATTACTGGTTTTGACACGACCAAACCTAAATTGTCTCCTTCATTATGTAATTACTTATATCAAATTAAAAACAGAATAAACGAACACGGGGATGCATGGGATAATTATAAGAAATATACGAACCCATACGAATTTATAAATACTAACGTACCTGGTAAAAATAAACCCGTGTCCAAACATAAACCATTATCGCGTTCTTATTATAAGATGATAGAGTTGGTCACATTTTTTAATCTATGTCACTATTCTACCAGTAATACATTCGAAAGTAAGAGTAGTAAGATTTTAACCAATGTACCTATAAAAAGTTTTCATTTGGCAGAAGGTCCTGGTGGATTTATTGAGGCGCTTTCACATATGAGAGATAACCGTCATGATACTTATATTGGTATGACTATTCTTGATGATAAAGAAGATTATAACATTCCTGGGTGGAAAAAAAGTCAGAAATTTTTAAGTGAAAATAAAAATGTTTTCGTTGAGAATGGCGCAGATAAAACCGGAAATATATTATCTATTGATAACTTCCAATATTGTTATCAGAAATATAAGTCATCGTTTGATATAATTACTGCAGATGGTGGGTTTGATTTCTCTAGTAATTTTAATAATCAGGAACTGAATATTACAAAATTATTATATGGACAAATCTGTTATGCTCTGTGTATGCAGAAAGAAGGGGGAAGTTTTATTCTAAAAATTTTCGACTGTTATATGGCACACACTATTGACTTATTATATATATTATCTGCTTTTTATAAAAACGTTTATATCACCAAACCACAGACTAGTCGTTATGCTAATTCTGAAAAATACGTGGTATGTAAGAATTTCTTATTTAATGATTGTGAAGATTTCTTTCCTATATTGAGAGATACTCTCAATACAGTTATTAATACAGAGCTCAATATTCATCGTTTCTTGAAAACAAATATTTCAAACCATTTCATAAATAAATTAGAGGAATATAACGCCATCGCCGGACAACAACAAATGGAAACGATACAAACCACATTATCATTGATTACAAATAATACAAAGCAAGATAGATTAGATGGTATGATTAAAACCAATATATTACATTCTATTAAATGGTGCGAAAAACATAATGTAGAAGTAAATATATTTACATCTCCATCTACAAATTCATTCTTAAAATTTTCTTCGTCTATATCAAGTGACGAAATTATTATATAGCGTTCGCAAATGTCCTTACTGAACATTTTTTCATAATATCTGAATATTTTGAAAATGTGGGGGTTTTTTTCATTGGGTATCCGATCTTATCCTTTATCGTATATCCATATGAAGGAACACCATAAGCAACTGCATTCGCAGTTTGGTCGCCATAAGCACTTCTCATTGTTCCAGCAACTGTATTAATTGTATTATACTTACGACGAGCGATTAAATCACTTGATGATACGGCACCCTGTACGGCGAAACCGTGATTACTTGGTTTATAATATACTATTTTTCTTCTAGGATAGAAAGCTGTCTTTGTATTTAATGTTATTGTGGTTACCCCTAGACCAGCAGTGTTATTATCGGGTAGTTTAGTTGTTGCGATGATAGACCCCATCTTTAAGTATAACTCGGTAGAACTTACACTATCAAACCATAATTGAACGTTTTTTGTAGAAGGGGCATCGGGAACATTTGTAAGCCATACTGGTGGATTTTCTAGTTTACTTGGGTCAATTGGTGCTGTATAGTTTGCTATGCTTGATTTATTATACCCAATTGATTCTACAACCATATATCCATTTTCCTGAGTATATTTGAGAGATATTGGGAATATTTTTCGTCGAGTAGGTTCTTCTACAAAATAATGGTAATTGTTCGCCATTGTTGTATGTAAAATATTGTTCAAATCATTCACGTCATAATGACCGGGTGGTATAACTACATTATAACTCGTATCATCAAACCAAATATATTTAAATGACCCACCAGTAGATAGTTCTTCTTTTGTGCAATTTTGACCCGAACTAGATGTATAAATATTTTGAGAAGCACCAGAAGAACCTGCCGATGAAGTTACATCCCCACTATAAACATGGAAGTTACTATTGGATTTATAAGAAAGACTACGACTTTCTAGGTATTGCTTTGTATCCGTAAAGTAGGAAGGAGCAGTTGTATTGGCATTATATTGTTTTCGTATCATACCACTACTTCTTACACGGCGGCGGGCGTTGTCTGCCGCTGATAAAAATACACTGCAATTATCATCACAACCCTTATCTACCGAAGTATTTATTATTTGTGTGTTTCTTATACCTATACAATCATTCGTATCAGTGGTTATAGTTCCACCTGGACGGTCAAAGTCAAATATACGACCAGATGTACGTGGATTTGAACCGGATATATCTGTTACTATTTCTCTACGATAAATTTTTAATGGTAACGCTCGGAAATATGCCGATTTATCTGAAGTGACAGTGGGGTTATTATATTTTATTCCACTACTTATTTGGGTAAATGTATTGTCACTGTGTTTCCAATTTATTATTGGTGTTTCGTTTATTAAGACACTCATACTATATTTTATGTGTATATATAAAATATAGACACATAAAATATAGACTATGTTTATTCAAATAAAGGTAATAAACATATTGCCGTAGTTCATTATAGAAAATGTTATTGGCTTTCAATTTGAATGACATAGTAATTGATAATATATACTTTTCAGAAACTAGAAAGAATATTATAATGGACGGTAAATTTACTAAAATTATATATTCTGATGAAAATATTGTTATGAATGGTGTATATATACATATTTCTCTTAATGAGTATACATACGATAAGTCATACAGTAGGATCATTATGAAAGATACAAAAAATAACGCCAGCATCATTAAAAAACTATCCGAACTTGAATATTATATTTTAAAATACTTCGCACATATTAATGGAACTGATAAACAAATCCACTTTTTATTAAAAGAACAATTAGATACCTTGTTTATTAAAGTATATCGCGACAACTATCCTTACGCCAATACAAACGGTCAAATTGTGTTGAAAATTTCGGGTGTTTGGGAAGATAATAATAATATTGGTCTAACATACAAAATAATGGAAACTTTTCCATTAACCTAAATCATATTCAACTAAACATCATATTCATCTGAGGGTTTCGTTTTTGAAATGGTTTATTTCCTCTCGTTGTATCGTGATGTTTTGAATACAGGATGTTCTCTTCACGACCCGTATTAAATTGTTGAACGTTTAAAAAACCGCTGGACTCGTTATAATGGTAATTCAAATCTACTATGTTTTTATACCCTTCGTTCAATTGATTCTTATATATTTGAAATTCTTCTTTATTCACTGTTTTTATTATATTGTCTTTCAGATGTATTATATCTTTACTTCCTGGTTCATACATATTACTACGATCTATCTTGATGTTATGTTTTAACGCTCGCTGTTGTAGAGCATTATCTTCATATCCCCAAGCCCAGAAATTTGGAAACCCGTTTATTAATTCAAAATCACCTGCTTTTATTGAGAGAATACCACCCAAAGTAAATGAAAACCCATAGTGGTGTTTTATTATTCCTTTTATCGTATCATAGTCGATTGTGTCTTTGGTTTTTGGCATAGTATCCACATCATTGAATATAAGAGTTATATCCTTATATGTTTCAGGGTATTGTTCCTTTACATATAAAAATCCTATGTTTTTCATTGCTCCGCGATTAAAACTACGTGTATCCATTTGATGTATATATATTATTTTATAATCATTTGAATCTGCGAGCACATTTTCCATATGTTTCGCGAAAATTTCTTGATGTTCCTTTCTATCTCTGTAAGGAACCAAAAAAATAATTCGGGGCTGCATATTATACGTATATTATTTACGTATATTATTTATGAGGGATTTAACGATTGTATTTATTCATTATAACACTCGGGAGTAATTCACTTTTTAATTCTTCCAATTTCTTGAAACATTTATTCGTCGTCACTTCACTTACACCACATACCACTTTGATATCCGTCTTACTCACGTCTAAATTACAATTCTGTGCGATAAAATATATTATACCTGCGGCTATTGAGTGGGGTGACTTATCACTTATTATATTATTTAACTCCACCTTTTTTGCTACAAACTTGGATAATAGGGTTAATTCGGTGTTGATATTCAAGTGACTACAGAATCGTTCCATGAAATTGGAGGGTGTTGTCGTCAGTAATTCGGTTTGTTGGGATGTTTCATAACCTCGTTCTATGTTCGCTAATATATTAACGGCCATTGAGCAACCCGTCGTTGCACTTGTTTTATCCAATTTGAAAATTTCAGCGATTTCGTGCGCTGTGCGAGGACAACCATTTAGGCGACAACTTATATATATTGATGCCGATTTGATACCATCGCGGTTTAATCCCCTAAACATCTTTTGTTCCGATATGTCTTTATGTATCGCCATTGCTTTATCTATGAATATTTTAGGTATACCTGCGTTTTGCGCCATAACCGTAATAAATTGAAACTCGGAGTATAATGATTTTTCTCTATGGGGCATTGACTGCCATTCGGTCCATTTCCTTATACGACGCATCTCGTAACTCGAATTATTAGAACATAATACCTTACAACCAAATGCAGATTCTTTTAATAGTGGATTTATTGGATTACCACAACGAGCTGGGTCCTTTGCGTTACGATCTTCTGCCCCGTAAAATCTCCATTCTGGTGAAAAATCCAGTTCATGGGTATATACAATTCCACATGTTTCACTTGAACACGTCGGAAATCCTTCTTCTGAGATTTTTAGAACTGTATTACATAACGCACATAATCCTTGTTCCGTCAGTTTAGATTCATTCTCATATAAACATTCCATTTTATCATCTTCTGATATATTCAGTTTTTGGTCTACGTCATAGATATCCCATAAACGCGATTTATGAGAACTTGATAAATTGGTCTTGCGTTTCTGTGTTTTAGTAGTTTTTTCTCGTTTTTTATTTAATTCGGGGGATTGTTGGATTTGATAGTCCATAGATATAGTATTTAATATATATTAAATTATATTTAAACGCATTCAATTTTATATCTTCATATGTTAGTATAAAGATATAAAAAATGAGCCAAACACCAACACCACCAGTAATACCACCACATACAATTGCAATTACAATAAACGGTTCAGGACTCGATCAAAATCATATTACCGCCATTACCACAAAAACATGTGAATTGATGAAAGAAGCGTTAGATTCTCAACTAGAGAATTTTAAAAACGGACTAAAAGATATTAGCACAAAAGTGGTAGCGAGTACAGATGGTGAATTGATGGAAAAAATGCACACAAATTTTATTGCTGCGTTCAACGAGAAACTCAATTCATTCTCCGAAGAAATTGCTGAATCTGATTTTTCGAAAGATCTAATAAATAAGCTTATTGTTGATTTGGGATTAAATTTTAGGGACGCATTAGATGGTGGTTTTGATAACCTATATGTTGATTTTTATGCTAAATTTATTAAATATATACAGAGTATAATGGCAAACAAGTTGGGAATAACTGAGGTGGATAAGGCGATAGCGGTGGTTGATGAGGCTATGAAAAAGGTGGGGGCGGCGGTGAAAGAGGCGAAAAATGCGGCGAAGGAGGCGACTGAGGCGGCGAAAAATGCGGCGAAAAATGCGGCGAAGGAGGCGACTGAGGCGGCGAAAAATGCGTCTACTAAGGCGCAAAGAGAGGCACAAGGTAATGAGCAAATTACAACAGAAGCAGTAACAAACGTAGTAAAAGAAGTAACAGAAGCAGCACAAAAAGTAACAGCAGCAGAAACATTGGTAACGTTTCCAAATTTGGAAACGTTAAAACCAAATTTGGAAACGTTAAAAACAAATTTGGTAACGTTAAAAACAAATTTGGTAACGTTAAAAACAAATTTGGAAACGTTAGGAACAAATTTTGGAATAACGAAGGGTGGGCGAAAGAAGCAAATAAAAACAACAAAAAATAACACAAAGAAAAGGAAGCAAGTAAAACCAAAAACTAAAACAACAAAAAATAAAACAAAGAAAAGGAAGCAAGTAAAACCAAAAACAAAACCAAAAACTAAAACAAAACGAAAATATACTTAATAATCAGTTGTAAAACCAATTGATTATTAAGTTCAACGTCTAAAATTAATCTTCTTTTCCAATTTATTCATCATATCTTCACCGTATACCAAATTACCAGTAGGTTTATAGTCTTTAACCGATGAATACTCTTTACCATTTTTAATAATTTTATTATCACCGGTTTCTTGTTGATTCAGAATACTATTATTCGGATTATTGGTGTCGGCTTCATCCAATTTATCAATTACATTACCCTTCTCGTCCAAAACGACACCCAAGCGCTTTTTAATTTCGGTGCGGACATACGATGGCACCCAGTTATGCCAAGACACGAATAATGTATTGGGGTGTACGTATTTTACAAAAAAACCATTCTTTTCTAATTGGGAAACGACATATCCAATACAATCGCCTTTATCATAGATTGGTTCTCCAACCAAGTATTCCGGGACAGCAAACCATATACTATTTTCCTGTATATTTTTACTTTTTGCTGTATGGTTAATCCGTTTATGAATTCGCTTTAATATTTTATTAAATATAGATAATTGTTTCAAATCGCGCTTCTGGCGTTTATCATATAAATCGTCAATGTTTATTTTACTACCTCCTTCTTCTTCGTGGTCGAAAATGAATATAGATGACATGTATGTATAATATAAAACCATACTAAAAAAATATAGAAAAAACTTATAATTTGTTTATAATGATTCATTCAAATACTATTATTGATATAAGTTCAAATACTATTATTGATATAAGTTCAAATACTATTATTGATATAAGTTCAAATACTATTATTGATATAAGTTCAAATACTATTATTGATATAAGTTCAAATACTATTATTGATATAAGTTCAAATACTATT